GTCCGGCATGGGACTTCCTTTAGCTTCCACGATCCACATTGCGTACATCGTTCAGGCTCTAATTGTACTGAATCTTGCTGAATATCACCGTAACCTGCCTTGAGCAATAGTTGAACCAAGTCTTGAAATCGCATAAATGCCAGATACTTTTCAGCATCTTCACCTTGGGAATTACAGCGAACCACCACGGCGCTCAGCTCTTTGCCTTGCGTCCTCTTCTCCACTTGTTTCAACCATGCTAGGGGTTGGAAATCGCTTCTGGCCTTGACCTCAATGTCGAACGGAACATTGTGAATGTCTTTTCCAGACCCCCTACCGACGCTTGCGCTTCTCCACCATTGCGAGAGATAAGATGCAACCACCCGCTCAGTACGAAAGCCTCGATGTTTCCTGCTTTGGCTAGGCATTGATTAGGTTATGCCTTTCCAGCAGAATTTACTGTGCCGCATTTATCGCATTTCCATTCGTGCTGTAATGCCCTTTGTTTGATTTGTTGGACTGTTGGGGGCGTATTACATAACTGGCAGATAATGGCAAAGCCCAATTCCTGTAAATCATGGGCTGACTGTCGTGCAGCTTGTAATTGCTCATCTGTTGGAAATTGCTCCCATTCGTCATCCATATTACGAAAATATAATTTACCCACGAGGCACCTGCGGTTTCCATTGACCTGTTGCTTTATCAATCTCGTACCAAATAGGATCACATGGCTTAGCATCGCCACCTGGCATATCTCTAGTTACAGCTGCGACACACTTCCAATGACCCCAAGGCTTTCCTGCCTTACTAGTCCCGGTCTTCCAGATTCGGGCGCCATGGATGCAACTCTCGTCCACCGGCGTGGCACCCAGCGTAGATTTCACCATCTCGACTGCTGTCTCCATTGTTTGAACTGGTGCAGCAAAACTCTGATTCCATGGGTCTGATTCTATAGGCACAGGCACATATTCCTTGGCCGTGTCTGCCATCTTTGCCTTGGTCTCTTGAACAATGCTCTGCACTTCGACCTTAGCCTTTACTTTACCCATTTCCTCTCGTGAAGCGCGCTTTCCTTTTGTCGCATATCCTGCGTTAGCCAACGCTCTGCCAATAGCTGAAGTTTCACAATTTTCCAAGGCACTTGTAGCATTAACTCCGCGACCTTGAACTGTTTCTTCTGCCAGACCATTTGTCCAAGGGCGAAGGTCAGCCTCTGTGCGATAGATAGAAGCCTCAACGATAAAACGGCTGGCACTTGCTTCAACCACTTTCGTATGAATCTGACCATCGGGATGTTCCTTCCAAAACTTAACCAGTCGCTCTTCGACTGTCTCGTAATCTTCTAGGTTAAACATAAAGTTCATTCTCCTCTGTGTGAAGTTGTCCGGCTATCGCCGCGTAAGCTGCGAGATCGATGTAAGTGTCTGTCTTTGCAGTTTCCATGCTTCTTGCGATTTTGACCAGCGCCATACACATTGCGACTTGATAATCAGTAATTGGCATTTCGAGGTATGCGCTCCACAATCGTGCTGTGCGTTGCATATTGTCCGAAGGGTGTCCGTAATCAAGTCCTCGGTCTTGGATGGTGGCTCTTGCTTCGTTAAGGTAGTCACGAGCGTTCATCGATTCACCTGCTGTAGTTGACGCTGTTGACGCGAGTAGGCAATTCGTCCAGCAATTTTGCCATGCTCATGTCCCTTGGCGTAACCAAGCAGAAATCCAAATACGAGCCCTAGCGAGCCCATTAAAGTTAAAGCTAAATCGGTATTCATTTTGCTCCCATTCCGTCAGTATTTCTGACTTGTGAGAACCTTACATGAGCCTAAATCTGCATCCGCCTTTTTTAGATAACGAAACGATAACGATCTGGCTAGGGTCTTCGTCTTCCATATAGGGGATAGCAATGCTAGCGGGGGCGTCCATAGACCTTGCCCTGATAAACGAATGAGCCATCTTTAGGGTCGATTGGGATAAGTTCCGGCGTAAATCGTTTGCCAATCAAGGTGCCTACAACGAAGCCCATTTGCCAGTTGGCATAACCTCGCGTATAGCCCATTCCAGGGCTTGAAAGGTCAACTAGGTTGCCAACCTCAACTCCCCACACAATGCGTCCATATCGGCCTCCAGAGGCCTCAGAATGGGCAGATAAACCCAGCCTGTGCGTGTGACCTGAAACAACGGACTTACCCATGCGCATAGCGCCATTCAAGGCCGTTTGCCCTGGCTTATTCGATAGTGGAAAAGCGTCTCCATGACAGGTGTGCCAGCCTGGAGCAAAGTCAAAGCCATTAGCGTGATAACGAATACCGGCCTTGTCGTAACCCATGAACTTGTCATATTTCAGCTCAGGAAGATTCATAAATGCTGGGAGCCTGCGGGATAAAGATTTGTAAACTCGAGCCCCATGGTTAGAACCAACGACATCGGTAACGCCAAGGTATTGGAGAATCTCAAGCGTTAGCTTACGATCCTCATCGATGTTTCCTTCTACCTCTTGCCATGGCTGAGCAAAGCCCCCAAGCTGCGGTAGGTCGATTTCATCGCCAATGCAAATGGTTTGGTGTGGCTTGTAAGCCCTTAAAAACTTGCCTAGATTCTTGACTGCTGCTTCGTGAAAGAAAGGTGCCTGAATATCTGAAATCCAAGCAATTCTTTTTACTGTCATTTAGTCCTCGTCGTCGTCCTCATAGGGGATATTGTCGATTCGATTAGGTAAGCCAGGGATAATCCAATCAGGAAAAGATTCACGATCACCGAGCATCCAGAAAGCATGAGTCTCTGAAAAGCCTGCTCTGCGTAAAGACTTGTAATACTCGTTCATCGCTATGCAATAAGCATCGAGCGCGCTGTAAGTATCTAAATCTATGACTGGTCGTTTCCTTGCCATAGGATTAGTGTTACTTACCTAACATCTCGATTATGGTATCGACACGCGCCTCTAACCTAGAGACTTGATCCTTGAGGCTTGAGCCTGAATTGGGTTTAAGTTCGCTTAGGTAATGTTTAATCATGAACTGCGTATAAGCAGCCAAGCCACCTAGAACTGTAACTACTCCTACAGCCCAAGCTGCTAGGTCTGCCGCCGTCACTTCTTCGGAGTTGCGTATCCGAATACGCCCGCTAATACAGCCCAAAGGACAGAACGATAATCAAGTGCAAAGTTAGATGCACCCCAAGCTGCTAAGAAAGCGCCTGCTGTAAGAATTGCTGGGTTCTTCATATTCATTCGGTTCCACCTAACATGGGTATATTAAAGAACGAGCCATCCGTCTCGCCTTTTGTACTGAAAGATATGTGGAGATGCTTGCGATGCGGATTAGATCCTTTGTAAGTTCTCCAACGCCAGCCCAAGATTGGCGATGCAATTCGTCCATCAAATATGACGTATTTAATTCTTTTGTCTTTTTTTGCAGCTTGACGAATCTGATCTGCCAAATTAGGCATGAGGTCTGGCTTGCCGGATTTACCTGCAAGGTCTCGGTCAATGTCCAAGGCACATACCCAGCCTCGAGCATTAGCGATGTGGTCAGACTTGCCCTTAGCAACATGTCGGGAATCTGCCACCCAGCCATCACTACTACGATCTCTATCGGCGAATGACTGGTCAACCTGTTCACGAAACTGCCAGCCTGCTTTGCATAACTTTGGGGTCATGCCAATAGCAGACGTGCTTCTTCTTCAGTTAGACCCAAGCGTTCAAGCACAGCTGCGCGAGCATCTGCCTTTTCTTGTAGCTTAGCCGCAATTCTTTGCTCTTCCACAAGGTCGAGTTCCTTTTGCGCTAGATAAGCTTCTTTAGCAGCGCCAGTTAATTCAATGCGCTGATTGTCAATGCCTACGAATATTTTCTCAGTTGCCATTTTCATCCCTACTTTTCATATCCATAGACATAGATTGTTCCTGCCATGTTTACTGTGTTTGACGTAAAGATTGTAAAGCCATCAAAAGATGATGCCACATCGTGAAAGAAACCTGCTGCTTGGCTGTTATTTGTGCCTGCATCCTGCATTGTAATCATGGTTCTATCGGTAGTTTGAGGAGCAATAATGTCCGCTACCTTGATTCCACCAGTTGAATTGGAATTGCCATAATAGAAGGTTGTCGAAGTGTCTAAAGTTCCCTGAACTGTGGTGCTATTGTCTAGATAAGAAATGGCCATTTTATATGCGTTAGCGGTGTTATCTGTGCCGCTTGCTCTGAATCTAAAACGCAGACCGCCGTTTGCTGCAGTGCTTGTTAGATGAACGATTACCTTGTAGTTTGTATAAGTAGAAGTAAAAACGCTGTTAATCGACTGAGTTGTCACTCCGCTAAATGAAGTAGTGTTTATTTTAACTAATCCACCACCACCAGCAGCTGCTGCCCATTTAAGGCCAGTTGCGGCTGTCGAGTCAGCGGTTAATATCTGGCCGTTAGTTCCAACTGCTAAACGAGCAGGTGTATCAGCTGCGGTTGCAGTAATTAAATCGCCTTTAGCATCCAAGATTGTTAATGGATCAATAGAAGCCCAGGAGAAATCCATATCTGTTCCAGAAGCTTTAACAAGCGCTTGGCCTGTTGTGCCGCCCTTTAGATCAACTAGCGAAGCATCGATACTGTCGCCAAGTAGCTCGATGGCTGTAGCGCCATCTTTTACAAGGTCAGTCGATACAGGTACCGACCAGCCAAAGTTAGGTGTTGTTGTTGGCATTATGCCACCACTCCAATCGCGTTAAGCCAAGTCAGGGTAGGACTTAGGGTGTTCCAAGCTTCTGCTGGGTTTACAGACTCCCATTTTACAGCAACTTGGCTGAAATTGACCGGACTCGCATTAAGCGTGATGGTCAAATTGTTTAGGCTTGCTCTGAATGTCCAGCCTTCGACATACCCTTGAAATGAGCCTTCGGATATATTAGGTGGCAAATTCTGTATCCAGACTGGCAAGCCAGTAAAAACATTGATTAAAGCATTTCGGTCTGAATCATCAATTTCTGGGTTGCCCAGTTCAAAGGTAATACTTTGGAATCTTGGATATGGTTGGGAGCGCAGGGATATAACTCGATTAGCGTAAAGTTGAGCATCTGAGGCATCTTTGATGCGGGATAAAAATGATTCTGCATAAGTCCCATAATCAGTAATACTTTGAGTGTCTTGGGCTGTATATGTATGTTGGCCGCTGGTTCCATAAGTAATAGCGAACTTATTACGCAAGTCGCCTGCTCGGGTACTTACTGAAAGCCCAACGCCATTAGCGTGGTTTGCATCCAGTGTGGTGTAGCCATTGGCTGCTAAATAATCTTGCCTATGGGTGCTATCCGCGTAGCCTATGTTGCCGTTGGAATCTTCGTAAAGAAGCCCCAAGGCGCTAGTGGCAATAGCAGCACATAAACTATAAAGATCTGTTTCCTCACTACTGCGAGCAATCATAAGGAAATCACCTGGTCGGTCAATCTCGCCAAGTCCTAGATTAAGAGCATTAGCCCAAGTCTCTGTAGGATCGTAGGTCGCCCATGTTTGAGCTGCTGGGACATCTTGCCATTCTCCCAAAAGGTAGTTATCTAAAAGGCTGTAAATCTGGTCGCCGTCTTGATCCTGCGCCAATACTCCGGTATCAATTATCTTAGTTAACTTAGCCAGAGCGCCCAAAGCTGTAACATTAATTATGGTTGTGAATTGAAGGTTTCCTGAGCGATTTACTGCTGTGGTGAAATCTGAGATAGTCCCGCCAAAGATAGGGATAAATGTGCCAATGCTGTTAGTTACCTCGATGGTAATGCTGGTGCCTACAGTAAAGTCATAAGCGGTATTGTTAACGTTCAATAATTGAACTTGGCAGTAACCAGCAATCGGCTGGGTATTAATGTCTGTGCGCCCGCTAGTTATAGTCAGGTTAGCCAGGGTTACATCGGTTAATTCTTCGGCATTGACTAGAACCCTATAGGTGGGTGTATATGCGGTCATGCGTAGATTCCAGCGCCGCCCAAGGTTCCTCGAGCTGATGAATCGTTAAGAAGTCCGACTATCTGGCGAGCAGTTGATTCAGGATCGATAGCCCCATTGACAGTAATGCTGGTCGTTCTACCTTGTGAGAAGGCTCTTAGGCGAGCATCTGAATCCATGATTTCAGCTGAAAGGGCTGGGACTGAACTACTTGACGAAGTAGCGAATGAAGCGTTTGAGAATGAAGCTCCGCCGGATGATGACGCTCCGCTAAAGAAGTTACCTACCGCGCTGCCTGCGCTCTTGATAGCATCAATGATGCCTTTGATGGTGTTGTAAATCTTTGTAATCTTGTCAACGAATGATGCGAAGGTGCTGATAAGCCCAGCGACAATCTTGCCTAGAACTGTAAATGCTCCACCAAGGATTTCACCCAGGATTGGTGCCAAAGTGTTTTTAGCAAAGTTCCCGATGTTTCGCATGAGGTTATAGAAAGGCTCTAATTCATCATTGTTTGCAACCAATGAATTTTTTACTGAGTTAAATGCGCTGCGTAAACCATCTAAGATTGGCTGAATAACTTTGAGAACTGGGCTTAACTTATCGCCTATGTTGCTGGTAAATGCTTCGATGGCAGGAACGACTCGATTTACAATGAGTTCAACCAATGGCGTAATCGCTGTAAGAATAAACGCGCCTACTGTTTCCTTGCCTTCGTCGAAGGCTATCTGCAATCTGGTTAACTTGCCCTGAAATGTGTCTGCCTTGGCTGAAGCCTGGTTCTCGAAAGTATCGGCTAACTTGGCAGTAATGGAATCCATGTCCATGGTCTTAAGCTGAGCGGCTGTAAGACCAATACCCAACTTAGCCAGAGATGCTGTTTGGCCTTCTGCTGCCTTTGCTAAAGCATTAGTTACAGTCTCGAGAGACTTACCTGATCCTGCTGCCACATCGATGGCTACGGCTTGTAGCTTCTGCGCCTTGTTTAAATCTCCCGTGGCGCGAGATAGACGTTCCAAGGATGGACGAAGTTCATCATCGGTAATACCTACAGCTAGTGAGGTCTTAGTTATGTAATCTTCTGTGGCTGATATCTGGGCTTCTGTAGCGCCTGTGACATTCTTAAGGGTAAGGGCTAACTTGGTCTGGGCTGCTGCATCTTCTATGGCTGATTTAACGCCATCGATGGCTAACTTGCCGGCATAAGCTACGGCTGCGGCTCCTGCGGCTGCAAAGGCTAACCCAGCCTTCTTACCAAAATCTGAGACCTTATCGCCAAAGGTGGCTACATCTTTATCGGCTCTGTCGAGGTTCTTGGTAAAGTTATCGACGTCGGC